CATCCCCAACCGCCACCGCTTGTAATCCGTTTCGCGGTTGTACGATTCAATAACAGTTGGATAGGCCGTACTTCCGTATTGCCCTAGCCCGCTTTCCTTTGTCGGATAGATGCCATCGGCGCGTCTAGGGATCTTGCCTAAACCTAGGCCCTGACTGAGGGATCGCCCAATCGACTTGCCCACGAACTATCCACCAAATCGCCCGCTGTAATACCGAGCTGCTTCTTGCCGCAGCATGTTTGCGCTCCGCCTGGCCCCACCCGTCTGCCCGCCAGAAGAAGGCCTATTACCTGCCGACAAACTCTGAACGACATCTCCCTTGTCGAGCACGCTGTCAGTGGGGTCAATCCTGAGCCTGGCAACTACGCTCCCAGGGCGATCGCTGCTCCCGCGATTGGCAACCTGTACGCCTGATGTCAAACTTGCGCCGCCGCCCACTGCCGCGCCAGATGCTGCTTGGTAGCCACCTCGTAATGCCGAGAGTTGCGAATCAGCTGCGTCGGTTTCTGACTTCTTTTTGTAAGCATCAAATTCGCTCTGCAATGAAGTAGCTCGATCTTCCGCCGCCTTTTTAGCAACGCCAAGGTTGCTTGCTTCTCCTTGATACTTGTTAGCAAGGTCCTGGTATGTCTTCAAATCTCCCTTAAATGATGAAATCTGCGTGTTGTAAGTATCTCCTATGGCCTTTAGTGCAGAGTCGTAACCATCTTTTGCGGTTTTGAAATTACCTTCGTACTCATTTCTTAGCTCATTTCTTATTTTGTCAAGGTCAGCAGAATAATTCGAGCCGCTAGTAGTCGGCGCAGCGGCAGCAGTTGCGGCGGAATTGGTTACTGTTGCAGCGGGCTTGGTTGCTGCTGCGGCTTGAGTTGATGGCTGTGGCTGAGTTGTACTTGCAGCCGCGGGAGCCTGGACCGGTGGCTGTGGCTGTGACTGAGTTGTTGGCTGTGGCTGGGATGGGGGTTGAGGCGTCAAAGAACGACCTTCTCCCCGACCATGCTCTACGTAATGCTGAGCTGCATTCTGACTGTAATAAGGGTCTTTCGCTACGTCAGGGTTTGCAGCAAGATATGAGGCCTCGTCAAAATTATCTAAAGCGCGCCCTTCATTTTCGCCAAATTGCTGATAATGAGCAGATGCCCGCCCTGCGTCCGAACCGAACGCATCTATCAGGTCGTTGTACGACGCCAGATAGTCGTACCAAGCATTAGCCATTAATAGAAGCCGCCTTGGGCAAATACATGTACTCGGGTTGCGGCGCTAGGAGCTGATAGTGCGGCACTAACGCCTACGTAGATCAGCGCGCCGGAAGGGACATATAACCCTGTGTTTTTCTTGTCTGTTTCCGTTGGGTAGGTGGCCATCGTTGCCGCCGGTGATGCCAGGTTTGGTACGGGCACGCTCAAGGGCGGTAATGAGATATTTGTCCGCTGTCCAACCGAAGAGCTAGCGATTGCAGCACTAGCCACGCAGGCTGTGTTGATCGATGTAATCAGAGTCGCGCTTGGGGCGGTGCTTAGAAACACCAGGACCGTAGAGGCTGTCGTGGAAGCTTCGTTCGCAAGGATTGACAGCGAGTCAATGATTGCTCCGTCATTACTGCTGCAGTCAACCAGCATCGTGCAGCCGGCACCGCTAACAGTGGTGAAATTGGTGGCAGAGGTTAACGCCGCCGAACCCCCAATTGTCGCGAATGAATGCAGCGGGCGATCAACAAGGAGAGGGGCCTTGTTAGTGCTAGTGGAGCTCATGGTTATTTTTGGCGGCGAGGCTCATTTCGCCCCATTCCTCCGATCATTCTAGTGTTCATCCCCAGCTGCCCCAAAGGAAGATTGCCTGTAGGTAAATCTCCAATCGGACTTGCATCTGGTGACAATGCCCCAGGCGCGTTAAGTCCTCGGCCAGGAATTACTCGCTGCTGGGCATTTGGAGTAATAGCTGGAGTTTGCACGGGTAAAACTACCCGCCCATCGCCATATGGAACCCCGTAGACCTGAACATCTTGCCCGCCAAAGGACAGGGTGTTCATTGGGTTATTCAACTGCTGATTAGGGTTGTTGCGCTCCAACGGGTTGTGGCTGTGCATTGCTGCCAGTGATGCCTTGCCCTGCTGGGGAATTGCCCCCTCCCTTGGCACCCCACCTCGAGCGGGGCCCGTTAAATGCCGGCTCATTTCTTCTTGGGGGTTAGTCATTACGCCCGTCCTCCGTTGTTCATGCGACGAGCTTCTGCCAGGTAAGCCTCGATGGTCTGATCCAGGTCGCTATTGCTGGCGATGTTCCCAGCAGGAGAGGGCGTTGCGGGCTCTACACCAGCAGCGACGCCAGCCTGGGCACTCATTGGCTGCATTTCGCTTTTCTGGGCCCGAGCAAAATCAGTTGGCGCAAAGTTCTGAAACGCAACTTGCCGAGCGTTTTCCGGGAGCACAAACCGATCGCCGAACTGCATTTCAGCGGGCTGCTTATTGAAGCCTGCAACGGCTTCGTTAGGGCTGATATTCTCAACCGCGCCTGACCAGGACTGGGACTGAGCGGTAGCCACTTGAGTTCCGCCGCCCCTCAGAGCCGCGTCGGCCATCTGAGTGCTTAGCCCGTACTTAGCCATTTCGCGATCAGCAAGAGCCTTGTTGCCAGCATTAGCGGTCCGCCACTGGAACATGTCTTGCCGATTCCAGTATTCAAGGCTGCTCGGGTCCTTGGACCCATAGTTGGCAGCGTCACGCCAGTCCTGACCGTAATTTCTTATGCCTGCTTGCTGACCTGCAGCCAATTGAGCTTGCCGGCGTGCGTCACCCCCACCATTCGTTATTTGAGGTGGTGCGCTTAGACCGGGGCCTGGATCAGCCTTAGGTGCAGGTTTTCTTTCTGCCGTGGGAGTAAATCCCCCAAGCTGACCAGGGTTTTGATTAGTGACATAAACCATATCGTTCCCGCGTCGCGCCGGGTAGAAGGTCCGACCGCCTACATTGACGCCGCCTTTGTATCCATCAAGTTCAGGGCCGTTCGGTGTTTGGCCGCCCCCTCTCACGACCAGCGCATCTCTACCGCCCAGCTTTGCGGCATACGCGGGAGTGCCGCCATGAAGATTGTTGGAACTGAAAGGTGCCGCCCCTTGCAATGAAATCCCACCACCGCCCCGCAGTCGTTCCAGAACCTGCCTTTGCGCTTCTACCTGTTTACTAAAAGCATTCCGCGGATCCATCGACTATCTCCAGTTAAGTTGCCCGAGTCCGGCCAAGATTTGAGTACCGACCGACGTATCTGCCGGGCCTGGTATTGTCATGATAAACTCTCCGCCACTACGGTCGAATGCGTATCGTCGCACTTCTTCCCTTCGGTAATTAGCTACATACAGTGATTCAGCCAGGCGATCTACTTCTCTGAGATAGATCTCCCTGTAATCCTGGTCCGCTTTTAGGGGGTCAGAACTAAAGATTGCTCGCTCACTGTCCCCCGTAATCCGCTCCACCCGTGACGGTTGCGGCTGGGTCTCAGACTTGAAGATCTGCGATACGTTCCAGGCTTTGTCGCAGCGGTTAAGGTGCTCAAGTACCTGCGAATAGAAATAGCTGTCAGGCACCCGAGCCATGGCCTCCTCTAGCCTGGCGATGTCCCCGGCCGGAAGGTTGGCGCCAACGTTGTAGCCTAAGTGCCACCTACAGCGACTCTTGTCATAGTCGTTAAGTTCCACTTAGTTACCCCGTTTCCCTCCGCATTCTAAAGGCTAAACACTTACTGCTTAGCCAACATAGACAAGGTCCTCTGCAACAATCTGATCCCAGTCAACTCGTCCGATCTTGCGCAGTTGGTCAAGGTTCTTGAACTTCTCGCCAGGGAGGCTTAAGCGCAGTTCAACAATCTTCTTGGCCGTCGCATAGCCAATACCTTTGACGTGCTGGGCAATCGCCTCTGACGTTGCGACATTGAGGTTGACCCTGTTATCCGCGGGGATCGCCACTTCAGGCAATAAGTTTTCGTCCACCTCAGTCTCGGCTGATTGGGGCGGGATAACTTCGCCTGTCCGGCCCTTGCCTGGCTCATAGGAGACCAGATCGGCTAAAGCTACGTAAGTCACGGACCCGCTGTTGTTGCGGACCATGGCCCATTCTTTGTCATGATGTGAGATGAACTCAACAATCTGACCGTTTTTGGTGTTTTGGTAAAGCGCCATGAACCCAATAAAAAAGGCGCCTGGACATCCAGACGCCTCTATTGTAATGAAAACCGATTCCTATCAGGAGACGGTTAGATAAGGAAGGTTTACGGCGTCAGTGTCGGCGCAAACATCGTTCAAGTAGTAGCCCACTTCAACGATGATTGGGGTGCCGCCGCTGCGGGTAGAGCTCAAGGTTGAGCCAGCAGCGGTGCCGGTTGAATCAGTCACGTAGACCTTGAGGGTCTCAGCGCCTGAAAGAGCAGCCGGGGTGATGACGCCGATCGTGGTTGCCACGGGGGCAACGGTGCCGGAAGCAACTACAACAGCGGCAGAGTTAGTTGCAACTACGGTTGCACTCAGGGTGTTGTCGTTGCCAATCGCGTCAGCCAGCTTGATCCGGTTGGTATTAGTACCGGAAAGGGATGACGTTGCAGTACCGACGCCGCGGTCAGAGCGCAGATCGGGCACACGCAGGGCAGCGTGATACACGATGGCGCCAGAGGGAAGCACCAGGCCGGTAATGTCGGCGCGGGGCTTGTCGTCGGTGCGCCTGTCGGGGCTGGGGATGATTACGTCGAATACGGTGCCACCAGTGGTGGTCACATTCGCGTAGCCAACTACGTGGTAGAACACGCGGCCAGGAAGAGCCTTAACGCACTGGTTCTGGTAGGAACTCAGCGGCTCAACGTAGTTACCGGGGAGAATTGATTTTGCCATTTCGCTTTCTCCTATCAATAAACGAATGAGTAAGCGACGGTCACGAAGTCCTTGTTCAGGATTTCGAAACCAGCAAACAGCGACCAAATCATGATGATGAAACGACTGAAATCGTCGTTGTTGTTCAGCAGGATCTGAGCGTTGTTGCCGCCGATGCCCACGCCAACGGCCTGGGGACCGAAGAACAGCATTGGGGCGGAGGTGGTCACCGCGCTCGAGATCGAGGCGTCAGTGATGGTCACCTGCAGGGATTTCTCGGGCAGGTTGGTGCTTTCGAACCAACGCACGCCTTCGAACAGCATCCCGGTGGGCATTACGGGTTGGCCGGCGACGAAACCAGCTTGGCCGTAAGCGGGGCCGCTACCACGGAAGAAAGTGGCGTTAGGGGCCAGCTCGGGCTGCAGGGGGTTCACCACGCCTTGACCGGCGTAGCGAGCGACTTCACGGAATGCGTCGTTCTGACGCAGGTGCATCATCGCGGTGGGGTCACATACGGCGCGGTAGTAACCGTCAGCAAAAGTAGGAACGTTCCGCTTGCGCAGGGACTTAACCACTTGGAGGAGGTCAGTCTTAACGTCGAACTTGGCTGACTCACCAGCGGCGTAGCTCAGGAAAGGAGCAGAGGAGCCCTTGGTCTTATCCAGGGGGTAGTAGTAACCACCTTGGGAATCAGAGGACTTGCCGTTGCCTTCTGCCTTGAATAGTTCGTCGGCGAAGACGCGGTCACGCCAGCGACGGTAATCGTCGAGGAGTGTCAGCGAGCCAATGCTTTGGTGGAATACATTCAGGCTGCCGGTATCCAGCAACAAGCGCTGGGCGGTCAGCAGGGTTTCCCGAGCCACCTTGAACGTTGAAGGTGAAGTGGCGTCGGTCGGGTCAGCGGGACCGGTGTATTCCTTGAGGTTCACCAGGACCTTGTCCTTGGTGATGTTGCGGCTAGAAGCAGAACCGAGGGTTTGATCGGCGGTACGCTCGCGGCTATCCTTGGTGCCAGGATTTCCGAAGAACTTATACCGATCCAACTGCACAG